GTTCATCGTAATACGACCGGCGCTTTTGTTCAGCGTAACGGCAGTAGACTTGCTAGTTGCTTGCGTAACTGCACCTTGAGCGCCCGCTGCGTACCCAAGTTCCTGACTTGCGTAACAAGTCGTAAATTCTGGGTCGGAATATGCGACCCCAATTGCTTGCGTATTAGGCATAATGATTCCTTAAAAAAGGGGAGGGCTTGTGACCCTCCCCCTAGATTTAGGCTTTTAGCCCAAACGATACACAACGTAAGTACCGTCGCCGGTCTTACGGAAGCGGAACAACTGGCTGGTTGTAACAGCGATAGCAACTAGGGCGTTGCCGCCATCGGTTACACCAGTGTTAACAGCCAACGTCACCGCGCCAGACGAAGTGCCGATGTTGACGATTGACAGGTCAAACGTGCTGCCAACCGTAGCATTAGGAACGGCAGCATCAATCGCCGTACCCAAAGGCAACGTGTACGTTGCAGCAGTCGTTGATGGGTTAGCCACCAACATCTGATTAACGATTTGCGCTGCGGTAAGAGTTGCAGTTGCCGTAGCTGTCTGTGGGACAGCCATAGCACCCATGATTGTTTCTTGACGGTTACCTGCACCAACTTGGTAACCACCACCACCATTAGGTAATGCCATGATAATTTCCTTAAAAATAAAATCAAACAGGGGCAAAAGCCCCTGTCTTTAACCCCACATACGGCAAGCCATTTGCGGACGGATTGTTGAGAAGCCATACAGAACGTCAATACGACATGGCAGACGGTCGTTGTTAATATCGTACTGGCGCACGACACGCAACGAAATACCGTTATGTACTGCGCGAGCAGCCATATCAACACCCTGCGGCAGCAACAAGTCAGCCGTAGCAAACGTGATTGCGTCCTTGTGGTAGACGAGGTTCTGTGGGTACTGGGTGTTTGCCGAACCAACAAACGTGATGACCGCGCTAGTGGCTGGGAACGCATTGATTGTTGCCAAAGCATTCGTCGCCGTGTAAAGCGCAGGAGAGATTGCCAAGGTCATCGAAGTGCCGGAGGTCACGCTATTGTCAGCGGTCACAACGAACTGCTGAAGCGCACCAGTTGACTCACGGGTCTGTGGGTTAACTGCAAACACACCGTTGATGGTGAAAACGTCGCCTTGCTTAACCGTCTTGGTTCCGCTAGAGAACGTGATGGCGAGGGTCGATTGACCTTCGGCAAACGTGGCGCTTGCGGAAACAATTGGAGAAGCAGGGAAATCGCCCGTGGTGTGCTGCTTGATCGACTGAGACATATTGATCTCGTCGTAGCCCAGCACACCCGTACCCATCATGCCGTTCTTGAACTGCTTGCTGATGGTATCAACTGGGTTGAACAGACCTTTCAAACCCTCAACCAGACCAGCGTTTGCAGCGGGGTTAACCGTTGCATAACGTGGGTTCATGACAGCGGCGTTCTCGTTCAGTTTCTGTTGAGCTTGCAAAAGAACCAACGAAGAAGCTGGAGTCGTTCCGGGTGTACCAACGGTGTTACCAATTGCTTTGTAAGCATTGGCAACGTCAGCGTCAATGCTAGAGGCTAACTGCGAGATACGCGGCTTGAGAACGCGCTCTGCGAAGTCATCCAACTGCATGGTCAGTTCGGCAGAAGTGAAGTTCACGCCGATGTGCTTCTGGGTCGAAACGGTCAGGGTGGTGAACTGCTCGTTGTCGTCCTGAACTTGCAGGGCAGCACCGTCAGTTACCAGAGCGCGGTCGGGCAGACGAATACGCAGGGTCGAACCGATCTTAGCGCCTTCAACAGCGAAAGAATCGTCGTACTGGCGGTTGACGTTACGGGTAAGAACCAGATTGTTTTCCAAGATCTCCAGGGCCTTCCTGGTGATCATGTCAATCGTTAAAATGCTATTTGACATGGTAATTCCTAAAAGAAGTTAGCGATTCTGAGCTTGCCACTTCTTAGTCTGGCGTAGCCTTTCTGCTTCAATCCATTCCGATGCAGTCATGGTCTTGGTCGACCGAGGATCGGTCGTGTCATAACTCGGATTGCCTGAAGTTCTGGCGTTTACTGGACTAATCGGTGCGGGCGCGGACGTAGTACGTTTAACTGGGACATCGTTGGCTATTTTAGCCTCAATGCGTCCAATTTCTTTTGCTTGCAAGATCGGGCTAAGACGGGAAATACGATCTGTCTCTTTTGGATTAGACCCGAGGTAGTAAGCTACATCAGGGCCAGCATCAGAGGCTTGAATCGCTTGCGCCATCACGGTCGTGATCTTGAGAGTTGGGTTGTACGCGACTTGTTCAAAGTCATCGTACTTAGACCGAGCCTCTTCTTCACGCTCGTGATATGCCTCAAGAATCTCCGCTTGTTGCTTTTGCTGTTCTCGCTGCTCGATTAGCTTGATTGCTTTGGCTTCTGCATACGCATCAACCGAATCAAACTGATCTGCTGGCGGGACATCAACGGCAACGGGCGGCGGTGCTTGACGCTCACGCTCCCACTTTCGCTGTTCTCTTGCGAGACGTTTCTGGATTGCTGCATCAAGTTCCTCTTGCGAGAAAGTCTTGGGCGCAACTTCCGGCGTATCTACAGGTTCTGGAGTCGCCGTGACATCCAGTTCCGGCGCGGGCGCTACTTCCGCTTCAGACGCTACTACTACTTCTTCGGACATTTTGAATCCTGAGATTCCCCGGTGATCCGCGCCGGTACGGTGATACTACATTACTGAGTTCTTAAAAACAAGGTTTGACTTCCAACGCTAGGTGCGTAGCCCATACAGCGCCAACTTCCCGGCAAAGTGCCAGCAGTATTAGGGCCAGAACTACCCGTTGCGTATAAGAAAGCGCCTGAAATTATGGTCCCTGCCGTTAATACGCCAAAAGGAAGAGATGTAGGTTGGGCAAAAATATACGTCCCAACATCAAACGCGGTGCTTACAAAACCAACTGGCGAGCTAGTCCAACTAGCTCCGTCGCTAGTCAGCACGTTTCCAGCCGTTCCGGGCGAAACAAGTTGAACCGCGCTTGTGCCGTTGCCAAGCACAACTGAATTGGCGGTCAACGTGCTTGTACCAGTACCGCCGCTAGATACAGGAACGGGCGTACCAGAATAAGTAAGCGCCAAGGTTCCGGTTGAAGTGACTGGACTGCCGGTAACGGTAAATGCTGCTGGCGCACTTAGTGCAACAGAAGTAACACCGCTGCCGCCGCCAGCCGTGGCAGACAATGTGCCGCCAATAAAACTGAGGTTAGACCCGACCACTACGTTAGAAAACCCACCGCTGCCGTTACCAAACAGGATAGATGTGCCGCTGGTCAGGCCGTTGACGCTGCCGATGCCTGGGATGTCATCGTAGGTGGCAATCGTTACGCCGTCTGAGTCTTTAAGCAGGAACTTATACGTCAGCGTGGACGTTAGCCACACCTCGTTATCCAATCGCCCTGCTGAGTTCAAGACGATTGGGTTGCTGTTGGCCGTTGAGCCAGCAGCAGTCGTAAAGGTAGCCAGCGGCGTGGTAGTACCAGCCGCATAGGTGTACAACAAACCGCCCGCAAGCGGAACGCCGCTATTACTAAAGAACTGCTGTGCAGCCCCCGCTACGGGCGATAAGTTAACTGGCATTTAGACCGCCTGATACGCTGCAATAACTTCAGGAGTCCAAGCAGCATTGCAGATTGCTTGCACGTTTGCAGGTACGCCGTTGAGGTCCTGACCCGGAGTCAGGCTTGATCGATGGTAAGTCTTGGACAGTTCTACACCATTTTCAAAAATGCGCGTTGCTTCGCGATAGAGAACAATGCCGTTCTCTGTGACTGTAATTTGGTCAATTTTTGATTCTTTGCTGAGAGACATAATAAAATCCTTAAAAAGTGTCCGACTACACTAATCTGGTGTAGTTAAGTTGATGCAGCATACCATCCTGCAAATTCTAATGCCGTTCCAGATCCAAAAATTGAATTTTGCGAACCCGACGTTGCCGCAATAATTCTGCTATTAAGTCCAATTGCCGATCCAGAGCAAAAAATTTCAAACGAAACTACCGCCGTGGCAATGCTGGCGCTGTAAGGCACGGTAAAACAAGCCTCTAAATCGTCTCCTACAAACGCAAAGGGCAACCCGCTTATTACTCTTGTGGCTCCAGTTCCAATTGAATTTATTAGTAAATAACCAGAAACATAAACCATTCGTCCTATTTTTGTATAGCGTCCTGCCTGTGTTGTGTAAGTCGTAGTCCCACCTAAACTTGGCGTCCATGTCCCTTCTTCGTAATCATCAAGCGTATTAACATTAGACGATGCAGATTGCGTTGCCGGAAAAGTAACACCAGAACCGCTTGTGCTTGGTGTTGCTCCACCAACACCAATAGTCGTTGACGCTGTTACCCGCGTCCCATCGGTTGTAAACCCTGAAATGCCACCAAAAGCGCCTAAATTGTTGTATTGAACTTGGGTATCTGAACCGCCGGGTGACCCGCCGCCGCCAGCCGTCGCCCAACTCATCACGCCAGCAGTCGTGGCTGTAAGAGCCTGACCGTTAGCCGTTGGTTGTGCCGTCGGCAGCGTATAAGACTGAGTGCCCGCAACAGCAGGAGCGGTAAGAGTGACCGTACCACTCGTTGCGCCTTTGTGAACCGTTGAGCTAAACGTGCCGGTATTTGCCGTTGTCGCGCCGATTGTGCCGTTATGCGCTCCGGTAAACCCAGTTGCAGAAACAATTCCAGTTCCGCTATCAAACGTAAAGCTGGACGATCCACCAAAAGACGATTTGTTGTTGTATTGAACTTGCGTGTCAGAACCCGCTGGCGCTGCGCTTGCTGCCGCCCAACTCATTGCGCCAAGTTTAGTTGCCGTAAGAGCAAGTCCGTCAGCCGTAGGCTGCGCCGTTGGGAGCGTATAGCTTTGCGTTCCCGCAGTTGCTGGCGCTGCTAATGCTACCGATCCAGAGGTTGACCCCAGCAACGCCAGACTTTTTGAAAGACTGACGATCTGAGCCGTATCAATCGCAACAGCAGTTGTGCCGCCCGTTTGCAAGGAAAGGGTTGCAACTGAATCACCAGTAGTGACGACACCACTTGTCGTTGCGTTAATAGTCGAGGCCATGAATTTTCCTTAGAAAATGCCAAAGAATGAAGTGACAAGCCATTTGTCAGGAGGGGCAATTGTGACTGAAACGCCGGGAGCAATCGTGGTCGCACCAAAACTCATCGCGTTTTTGTTTGCGCCCAAAGAATAACTGGTTGATATTACAGTATCAGACTGAACTAACGGGCTAGATGAACCCCCGCCGCCGCCAGCCGCAGCCCACGACAGATTTCCAGACGCATCCGTTTTTAAGAAATAATCAACAACAGGCGCTGTCGGCCAAGTGTACGTTGTAGTACCGGCAGTTGCTTGAGCGGCAAACCCAACGTAACCAGAAGTTGACCCTTGGATTCTGATTGGCTTGAAAGACTGAAGCGCGGTAGCGTTTGACGCAAGAACACCGCTGCCGCCAATCTGAAAGTTATACTGGTTAGCTGTTCTGTCGTAAGACAGGAAATCGTTAGTATCAAACGATACCGTTGGGTTTGACGCCGCTAATGTTAAGTTGTAGTTGGCATCAATCGTGTACTGCGACGCAGTAATATTGCTTGCCGAAAAATTACCGCTTGCGTCTCGCCGCACCAGAAAATTATTGGTGTTTGCGCTGGAAGAGTTAACACCGATATTCGGAACAGATGCGCTTCCGGTGTCAACAACCGGAGCCGTAACAGCTACGCTTGTAACACCGCTTGAAGTTGGCGCTTGCCAAGTCGCGGTAGTACCGGT